GAATAAGCCTGAAGAAGCCTCAGACGCACAACTTGCTGCAGATGACAGAAGGTTACGAAACAATCGTACAGCTGTAACTGGAACACGTCAGTTAACTTTTAACAATATTTCTGCTCGCTCAACAAATGGAAGAACTAGAGAACAAGAACTAGTCGATCTATCCACGGCTGCTGCACGAAATCAAAAGCTTGAGGCGTCAGGAAAGAAACTTCAGACCCACTCACCTGAGGTTATGTTACGCGCACGTATTTCCGCAGATAATGCTGGAGTTTCACCATCAGTTTACAATAGCCCAACTTTCCATCAACATCCTGAAGGACGTATACATGTTCGTGATGCATATATTCGACATACAGCAACAATTGGGGATGATGCAGAGGCACAGGCAAATATGGACAAGTATGCTGGCGGCAACGCAAATATAGCTGATAGCCGTAAAGAAGCCGCATATAGCTTTATGCAAAATCGTGAACGCTTTGAAAATTCTAAAGAACCTGGCACAGGTTACCGTTATAATGCTGGCCTAGGAAATCTTGACATTAAGACTGATAAGTTCAGGGCATCTAATGGTGAGGCTATCCCTTTCAGCCAAACAGATCATCCTGAGCATCCAGGTTTTGATTTAGAAGGCGGCCATGTAGGATTTAAAGGTTCTGTACCCGTAGGTGAAAATGAAGACGGTACAACTAAGTATGGAGAATTAAAACATCCCCTAACAGGTGATGATATACATGAAGGCTATCACCCATACAATACCCATGAGGGACGTGTATTTGAAAAGCACCATATTCCTGAAAATGCAATTCACCATGCAGATATTATTGAACAAGGCCTACAAACTGGTGAGTCACCACAAGCAACTCTTCGTAACTTAATAAAAGGAAAAGAATCAGCAATTACTGCAAATGGTCTTGCAATTAACAAGCAACCAGCTGCACCTATCAAGGGTGCTGGAGGATTTGATCCAAAGCCTCTACCTGCCGGTCCAGATTTCTCTGAAGTACCTATGTCACAAAACGATCCTGTGCCAAACCCACTTTACGGAGAAAACAAGAAACAGTATCGTCGAGCTGCCGCCCACGATATACATGAAGCGGCCGGAACTATTGCAGACGGCTGTAGAGCATGTTCAGTAAAGGCATCTCAAGCTTCTCGTGACGAACACGCAAAGATTGCGGGAACATTTATGCCTCCTACACCACGTCGAGGACGTGTTGGAACAGGGGCACCTGTTACTGATGGCGAACTACCTACACGCTCAATTACTACTGCTGAAAAAGCAGGCAAGGCTGCAATCCCTACAACAGATGATTCTAAGACTAAGGTATTCTCAGTCGGTAATACTCCATCTGAATCTTCAGATATTGTAGAAAGAACAAAGGTTGGACCAAAACCTGAATTCCACTTAGGACACGGAAGCTTAGAAGACATCTCTGCCGCACATGCCGGTGGACACATTGACGGTGACGAAGCTTATGAGCTAGCCGCTAATGCTGGAGTTCTACCAGGAACTAAGCCTAAGTTTACAAAAGTCGAAGAGTAACTATGGCTAGGAATGATGCATTCATTGCTAAGCCTGACCGTGTACTTTTACCAAAAAACTTACGGTATAACGCCCATGAGTACGCTGATTGGGCTCATGGCTTAGAACCTGACCAAGGTGGCGATAACGCCATTACTACACAAAGATATGGTCGTGGTGCTAGCGGAGAATCTAGTACGTAATGGGTCGCAACCGTAAAGAACTTTACTTTGGTTCCAGAAGCGGAAACGGATCACCACGCATCCGTATGTCTGTCTCTGATAGAAGCTCTAAGTCAGCACGTCCGTGGAACCACCCAGATGTAGTAAACGCATCTACTTCTTATGGTGTTACGCTTTCTAGCTATAAACAAGTACATACGCACGAAAATACTTTGCAAGACCAAGGATCCCTAGAAGATAGCGATCGTTTTACCTGTAGAGATTGTGGTAAGCTTAGGTCAGAACATGAGGAGCACTAATGGCTAAATCACCAGCATGGCAACGTAAAGAAGGCAAGAACCCAGAAGGTGGATTAAACGCTAAGGGCCGTGCATCAGCAAAGGCACAGGGGCATAATCTTAAGCCACCTGTGTCAGCTAAAGAAGCAAAGAAGTCACCTAAGTCTGCAGCGCGACGTAAATCTTTCTGCGCACGCATGGGTGGTGTAGATGGTCCTATGGAAAAAAACGGTAAGCCTACACGTAAAGCCCTTGCACTTAGAAAGTGGGATTGTTAATGGCTGAAACAAAGAAGTTTGGACCTTATAAGGGATCTAAAGAAAACGGTGGTCGTCCTATCTATGTCTATAAGACAAAGGGTAAGGATGGCAAATGGCACACCACTTCTAAGAACAAAGCTCGTGCAGATTATGAAGACAAGCACGGAAAGTTATCTAAGGATACGGATGTAGATCACAAAGACAATGGTGGCCGTAAGGGTCACGACAAGATGTCTAACCTACAGGCTATGAGCCATTCTAAAAACGTAGGTAAAGAAAACAGGCGTAGAGCTGGGAAGAAGTAATAAAAAAGGCCCCAGTTACGGGGCCTTTTCTATTTACTTAGGAAAGTCTTTTATCCACACCGTTACCGCTGTTTCAGAAGCCGTTCCATCGTATGCATCTGGTCCTAATCCCCAGGACCCAAAGTTTTTTCCACGACTAGTCATGTAGAAAGCGGCTTGGGCATTGGTTACTGGGTCAAAGAGTTCAGCATTAGATTTAATACCAAATTTTTCTCTTCGGTCTTCTCCAAGGTATCCCAGCATATTGATCTGGAATAGGCCATAAGAGTTGTCACCGGTTGAGGATGTTTTATTATGTGATGTTGGGTGTCCACGAGATTCCCGCATAACTACTGCCCAAGCTGTCTTAAGGGAATTTCCCTTAAATCCAACTAGTTCTAGTAGATCTGCTAGTTCTGTGGAGCTGAGCTCTGTAGCTCCCCGATACTTATCTAGAGGATCAACTACCGCAGTAGTGATCACAGTGGGCGTATCAACCCGATTGTAGACCGCATAGGCCTGGTTTGTTGTAACTGTGAGTAGCATCACTGCCATCAAAGTAACCTTTATTTTTACAATTGTTTCTTCATTAATAATCACACTATCTCCTAGGCTAGAAAGCCAACCCGAACCTTTGACTGCCTGTCACCCAGTCTAGGGTAGCCTGGCGTCTGTCTGCCAAGCTAGTTGCAACTCTTTTGTTACGTAGTTAGTGTTGAGGTTTGACCCTCTATATACAATCTTACCAGTAAATACAGGGTTGATGCAACACGGAACAAGATATAAGATATGATAAGACCTTCGAAAGGACCATAAATATGACATTATGCGTAAATTGCATGCATGAAGCCACCTATATTGTAGAAAATTTAGGTACGCCAACACAAACCTTCTGTGACGAACATCTCCCTAAGTTTTACCATAAAAATAGACTTCCCTACAATGTTAAACTTATTGAAGAACCAGTTATTGAAGAAGTTGTGGTAGAACAACCTAAGGCAGCAAAAAAGAAAAAATCTGCGGCACCAGCTAAGTCAGCTGAATAATGAGAGTAACGAGGGTAATAACAAAGCAGGGGCACCCAGTCCCCTCATCATCGTATTCAGCTCGTGGACCATTCCCTCCTGAGCTTTTTATGGCTACAGAGATTATCTCTGACTACACATCAATTGATTCAGAGGTACCGATTGGCGGTACAGCTCAGAATAACTTTACTGCTCCAAAGCTGTTCAAGTGTTCTGTCTGTTCTATGCTAGTATTAGAACAAGAAATTCCAAACCATGTTTGCCCGGAGGCGGAGGAAGACAGTGGCCAAAACACGTGATGTAGGTAAGTTCTACTGGCATCCTATGACCTATCCAGTAAAACCACCAGTTCTGGTAGAAAAAGCAAACACTCAAGAAATTGATGAGCCTTACCGCTTTGGTACTGGAATATGTATAAGATTTCCATTTACAAGAAAATCTTTGGTTGTAGGTAAGTGGATTAAATCGTATACCGAGAGTCAAGCATTGACTAATGCAGTGGCCGGAAGACCACTAAAGCAAGATGAAGTTGATTGGGATCTTATTAGAGATGGGGCGGAAAATGATATTTAAGAAAAAAACAGAAACAAAAACAAAGACTAAAGTTGAAAAAAGAGTATCTACTCTTTCTACAGCAGAGCTACTTACTTGGACAGATCAAGTTCTTTACTCTGTTGGTAGAAATGTGTCTGCCTGGCAGAAAAGCCAAGACAAGTACTCTCTGGAAGAAGCCCGCATGGGGGCAGAGGCCCTGCATGCAATTATGAACGCACTTACAGAAAGAACTTTAAAGTGAATGAAGAAGAAGATCTTGACAAACTAGACTTAGAATACATGGACGAAGGCAGTGGCCCGCTACCTGAGGATGAGGATGAAGACGAGCTAGATGAACTATCAAAAGAGTTTGTAAGAGCCCTCATAGATAAGATTATGCAGTTCATGGAGATGCTTGTTGGCCATGAGCTTCACCCTTACCAAAAACCCCTCGCACGTAGAATTATTGAATCCATTATTATTAACGATGGTGAAGAGATCACGGCCCTTGCCTCACGTCAGTCAGGAAAGTCAGAGACCATTGCCAATACAGTGGCCACACTTATGGTTATCCTTCCACGCCTAGCTCGCATGTACCCTGACCTATTGGGTAAGTTTGGTGACGGTATTTGGGTGGGCATGTTTGCCCCAGTTCAAAACCAGGTAGAAACATTGTACGCAAGAACAGTGTCCCGCCTTACTTCTGAGCGTGCTATGGAACTGTTTGGAGATCCAGAGCTTGACGACATGCCTGCTAAAAATCCGGGCGTAACTAGAAACATTAAGCTTAAAAAATCTGGTTCTACCCTAATGATGATGACCGCAAACCCTCGCGCAAAGATTGAATCTAAGTCTTTCCACCTTATCATCATCGATGAGTGCCAGGAAGCAGATGACTTCGTAGTCTCTAAGTCTATTGCTCCTATGGGTGCGTACTACAACGCTACTATGGTAAAGACAGGAACACCCACCACACACAAAAATAACTTCTACCGAGCAATCCAGCTCAACAAACGTAGAGTTGCTGGTGGTAGAAACGTTAAGCAAAACCATTTCCAATGGGATTGGAAAGACGTAGCTAAAGTTCAGGCTAATTATGAAAAGTTTATTAAAAAAGAGATGCTAAGAATTGGAGAAGATTCTGATGAATTCCAACTTTCGTACAACTGTAAGTGGCTTTTGGAAAGAGGTATGTTCGTCACTTCTTCGATTATGGATGATTTGGGCGATACTTCCCAAGAACTTGTTAAAAGCTGGCATAGGTCTCCAGTCGTTGTTGGTGTTGACCCAGCTAGAAAAATGGATTCTACGGTTGTTACTGTTGTGTGGGTTGATTGGGATCGTCCTGATGAGTTTGGCTATTATGACCATCGTGTTTTAAACTGGCTTGAGATTCAAGGAGATGATTGGGAAGAACAATATTTCCAAATACAACAGTTTTTATCTAACTACGACGTACTAGCTATTGGTGTAGATGCCAATGGTGTGGGCGATGCAGTGGCCGGACGCCTAAAAGTATTAATACCTAGATCTGAAGTTATTTCAGTTACTTCAAGTCCATCAGAACAATCTAGGCGTTGGAAGCACTTACAGGCGCTTATTCAACGACAGATGGTATCTTGGCCGGCTCACGCTAAAACTCGTAGACTACGTCTTTGGAAAAAGTTCTATCAGCAGATGACAGATGCTGAAGTAAAATACAAGGGTCCAAACTTTACAGTGGCCGCCCCTGATGAGGCCCATGCACACGACGATTTTGTGGATTCCTTAGCCCTGGCGTGCTCTTTAACCCAGGAAATGGTTATGCCTACAGTGGAGGTTTCAGCTAGTCCGTTCTTTTAAAAAATATACTTTAGGCCGACAAATGACTAAATAAAAGCGAGAATTATCCGTGAGGACCCTCAATCCCTAATCCTATAGGAGAAGCAAAACATGGCAGTAGAAAATATCGCACCAACACCTCAGTTCCCTGAGAAGGTTGGCGCAACTTACGAACGCAAGATGACACCTGCAACACCAGGACTTCGCGGTCCACTTCGTTTTGAAGAGGGCGTTGCAACAGATACAGATGTCCCAAATGATTTTCAAGTTGGACTAGACCAGGGGTATGACACTCCAGAAGGTCGTCCAAACCATAACCTAAACGTTATGGAGAAGTATGCTGATGAAACTATGCAGCAACGCGCACACGTAGGCTCAGCAGCATGGGTAGAAGCACCAACTTACCTAAATGAGTTTGCTCAAGGCAACTTCGGAGATCATTCTGAGATTGTAATTGAAGAAGTAGTTCGTTCAGGTGGTCGTTATAGCCGCATGAACCCCGCTTCAGTGCTTGACTAAAAGTACGCTAGAATATACTGGTCTCCAGCTCTGTTACCCTTTCTCCAGAGCTGGAGACCTACTAGAAGGGTAGATCATGGCACAGCCTAGCGATCCAGAGATGTACAACACTCTCAGTAGAACAGCGCGTGCAAAGTATCCTTCACAAAGAACAAAGGGATTAAGCTATCAAGCAGCAAAATGGTTATCAGCAGAGTATGCACGCAGTGGCGGAGGATACGTTGATTCTATTAAGCAAGTTGATCCTAAGAAAAGGGATTACAAGCAAGAAGCTTTAGATAAAGAAAAACGCAAAAAGCAAGAGCATAAGCGTGAAATGAAAAAACGAAACCTAGTAGTTTAAGTTGGGGGCAACTATGAAGTCAGGATGTAATCAATGAGCGGTGGTATGGATTTTTCTCCTCCCAGTTATAGGGCGGCGTCGTCTGACTTAACCATCTCCATTTCACCACTAGGTTTAGTGGAACTTGCTGATGAAGAATTTGAAGTACACGGTCCACGTCTAAACCGTTACTCTATGAACTGGGCTATGTACCTAGGTCACCACTGGTCTTACCGCCGTGAAATTGGCGAAGCACAGTTAGTATTTAATTATTACCGGGCATTTACAGATTTTATTTGTAACTTTACATTTAATCGTGGCGCACAATTCAGAAGCCCACTGTCCACTGAGGCAGTGGTCCCAGACGTATTAAAGCGTGTGTGGGAAATTGATAACGATAAGCACGGCACTCTTTGGGAAATGGGCCAGCAAGGCGGGGTATCCGGTGACTGTTTTGTTAAGGTTGCGTACGAAGAGGGCTTTGTAGACTCAGTAGGTCGACCACACGCAGGGCGTGTACGCGTACTACCACTTAACTCTTCTTTTTGTTTTCCAGAGTTCCACCCACACGATCGCTCACGCCTAATTCGTTTTAAGCTGAAGTATCGTTTCTGGGGTACTTCTGTAGAGGGCACACGTATGGTCTACACATACACTGAAATTTTGACTGATGACCGCATTGAAGAATATATCAATGACGAGCTTATTGACTCACGAGTAAACCCAATTGGCGTAGTGCCAGTTATCCATATTCCTAATGTGCGCATTTCTGGATCCCCATGGGGACTTTCAGATTGCCACGACATCATTGCCCTTAATCGTAACTATAACGAGGTTGCAACCGATGTTGCAGACATTGTTAACTACCATGCGGCACCAGTTACTGTTATTACAGGTGCTAAGGCTTCAAGCCTCGAGAAGGGCCCTAAGAAGGTCTGGGGAGGCTTACCTAAGGAAGCACAGGTATTCAACCTAGAAGGCGGCGGACAGGGCCTCCAGGGGGCTCTGGAGTACCTTAAAACGATCAAGGTATCAATGCATGAAATGGTTGGTGTACCTGAGTCAGCTTTAGGACAAGTTCAACCTATTTCTAATACCTCTGGCGTAGCTTTAGCTATTCAGTACCAGCCATTGATGGCACGTTACCAACAGAAGACAATTCAATACGGAGAAGGAATTCAACGTATCAATGAGCTTGTTCTTCTTACACTTGCATTTAAAGAACCAGAAGTATTTACATATAACCCAGAAGTTAATGGAAATATCAAAGCGGGTCAACTTCCTCAACTAGACCTAATGGATCCTATCAGCTACCAATCAGTAGTTCATTTCCCACCCCCTTTGCCACTAGATAAGCTCATCGTGCTGAATGAAATTCAACAAAAAATGAATTTGCAGCTAGAGAGCCGTGAAGGTGCGCTTCGCCAACTTGGCGAAGAATTTCCACATGAAAAGCTGGAAGAGATCAGAGCAGAGCTTATTGCCGATGCTAAGTCTGATGGTGCGCTTAACCTCATCAAACAACAGATCAACTCAGCTATTACTTCTTTAACTGGTATGATGCCGGATGGAACCTTACCTCCTGGAGCAGCTCCTGGGGATGGGATTGGTCCTGGACCTCTTGGGCAACCTGGAGTTATCACACCATTTGAAGAGCAGACGTTAGCACAGATGCAAACCGAGTTAGTTACTCAAGCGTACGGCACAAAACTTGCCCCACGTGACGTTTCAGGTGAGCAAGAAGATAGCCCTAACTCTGAGGAAAATAAGTAATTTAGGCTGACAAATTAGCAATAATTTGAAAGGCTTATCCCAAACAATAACCGTAGGTCATCGTGGCATTAAATCGGACAACGACCTCTTAAACCTAAGGAATAAAGCATGTCAGAAACATCTAATCTAGTTGATAGTGCAGTGGCCCAGGAAGCATTTTTATCAGAAGCCAATCCAACACAAACAACTAACACAGTTCCCCAGACAAATCAATTTATTGAACAAAAGGGTTACTCAGAGCAAGACTTACAGCGAGTACGTGAACAAGAAAAATCTAAGCTCTATCCTCAAATCGATTCTCTTAAAGAAGAAATTAATCTTCTAAAGAAAGATCGTGAAGATCGCTTAGCTGAAGTTAACCGTATGGCTGAAGAAAAAGCAGCAGAAGCTAAAGCTGCAGCAGAAGCTGATATGGATGTTCGTTCCCTTCTTGAACAGAAGGAAAAAGAATGGGCAGCTAAGCTAGATGGAGAAGTTGCAGAACGTCAACGTGCGTTTAATCTTCTTGATCTTGAACGTAAGTATGCAGAAGTAACTTCATATCGCGCACTACGCGTAGAAGAAGAGCGGGATAATATTATCCCTGAGCTTGTAGATCTAATCTCAGGAAATAATCCCGAAGAGATAGAAGAAAGTATTACAGGACTACGTGAGCGCAGCTCACGAATCTTGGAATCGGCGCAATCTGCAATGCAGAACGCTAGAAAAGAAATGACAGGCAGTAGAGTAACATCTCCTGCATCCGGACCTATGGACACTAACTCGGACCAACAATCGTTTACATCGGAGCAGATTGCTTCTATGTCGGTTACTGAATACGCAAAATATCGAGAGAAGCTACTTGGAAGAGCAGCCTCTAATCGTAACAAGGGAATCTTCGGGTAAAAGCTTACCTATTAAACCAACCTAACATATATGAACAAGGAGTAACACCGACATGGCATCAGCCGTAACAGGTACCGGCAATTTAGCCGCAGCACCTACAGCATACTCTGGCTCCAATAGCCAGCTAACACAAGCAATTCAGACCATCTGGTCTAAGGAAATTCTATTCCAGTCAATGCCTATTCTTCGCTTCGAACAGTTCGCTGTTAAGAAGACAGAACTAGGCGTCGCACCTGGTCTACAGATTAACTTCATGCGTTATAACAACCTCGGATTTGCATCTTCACTAGTTGAAGGTGTCCGCATGTCAACAAACGCATTGACAGCACAGCAGTTCTCAATCACTGTAGCAGAGCACGGCTTTGCAATTGCAGTATCAGAGCTACTACTTAACGCATCATTCGATGACGTTATGGCATCAGCTTCACGTCTTCTAGGACGTAACATGGCCCTCTATCTTGATGGCCAGGCTCGTGACACACTCATGGCAGCGTCTTCAAAGATCTACGGTTACGACCGTTCAGGTATCTCAGGAACAAACGCATGGTATGACGCAGGAACTGCAGGTACAACACGTGCCTCAATGACTGGCGCATTCAACCTTACAACAGCTGTTGTTAAGGATGCCGTAGAGACATTGGCAACAAAGAATATTCCTCGCCTTGGTGAGACATATGTTGCTTTCGTTCACCCACACCAGAGCCGTAAGCTTCGTGACAACGCAGAGTTCATCGAAGTAACAAAGTACGCAGCTCCAGGTAACTTCATGCTAGGTGAAATTGGTCGTCTATACGACACAGTATTCATCGAAACAACACAGATCGAAAAGGTTGCCGGTGGTGCAGGTACTTCATACACAACTGACACAGCAGTAGCTCCAGGATCAATCGTTTACCCAACTGGTGGTGGATACACATCTCCAGCAACAAAGACAGGTAACGGTGGTTCAGACCGCTATTCAGCTATCTTCATTGGAGATAACGCATTCGGTCACGCAATTTCACTTCCAGTTGAACTACGCGATGGCGGTATTCTTGACTTCGGTCGTGAGCACGCACTTGCTTGGTACGCAATCTACGGTCTTGGTCTAATCACAGATCAGTCTGTAGTTATCGCAGAAACCAACTAATTTAAGTAAGGGGAGGCTGGGCCTAAGAATCCAGCCTCCCAACACAAACAAACCTACAAGGAGAACATACATCGTGGCAAAAGCAAAAGTTACTGACGTTACAGGACGTCAACGTGAAGAACAAGTAAAGGCGCATGCAGAAGAACTTGCACTACGTGCAAATGAAATGTCTATGGCAACTGCAACGCAGAACTTTAAAGATCAGAATGAAATCACAGATCTCACAGATCTTTCTAAGCCAACCGTTATTGATGAGGTTGAAAGCGTGGGAGTTTCCCTTGCTGACGACACAACAGTAATTCGTGTTGCAGAAGACATCAATATGATGACTATCGGAGTCGGCAACCATTATAATTTTGAAGCCGGTAAAAAGTACAAAGTACCGAAGCATGTGGCGGCACACCTTCAGGAAAAGGGTTATTTGTACGATAGGCTTTAATGCCGCTATTTAGGTCGCCCGCTCCGACAACCGCCCTCCTGTCGGAGCGGGTCTTTTTTACCCAGACTAATCCAGTATTTTGATGGATGATTAGCATATAACCTTTATGGAGGATAAATGACTGCCTCAGTACAACAGCTCTCAGAAAGACTAAGGGCAGAGATTGGCGACATAGCCAGGTCATTTACTGACACATTTACGGGCGATGGAATTACTTCTCGTTTTCAGCTTACTCAAGCCCCCGTACAAGGATACTCACTTGTTGTTACTGTAACAACGCCTGCTGCTACGGCTACAGTTACAGCAGCTTCTGCAAATGGAACAACAGTTACTTATACCTCAGCCAATACTTTTGCTGTAGGACAGGTAGTGTCTATTGCTGGACTTTCTACAAATGCGTTTAACCTTACAAATGCTACTATTGCAACACGCTCAGCTACTCAATTTACCGTAACTAGTACAGTCACTGGCACTGCGGTTACTGGTGCCGCAGTAATGGCCGTTAGAGCAGCAACTACAGTGGACCGTTCAGCTAACACTACTATTGAAGAAGGTGTTGGCGTACTAAGTTTTGCTATTAACTACATACCAGCAGACAATGAAGTTATCAAGGTCTATGGGCAGGCCTACCGTTATTTTACTGACTCAGAGATTAGTTACTATATTAATACAGCTTTTTTTGAGCACGCCAAAACCACTACAGATACACATGGGGCAAGAGTTCCACAGGTTTCTTTGCTCCCTCCGATAGATGAATACCCACTAGTTCTACTAGCTTCAACTATGGCTCTTTATACCCTAGCTACAGACTCCGCATTTGATATTGATATATCGTCTCCAGACGGGGTACAGATACCTAGATCAGAGCGCTTCCGTCAGTTAATGCAGATTGTAGAAGCACGTAAGGCTCAATATAAGGAACTTTGCGTAATGCTTGGTGTTGGAATGTACCGAATTGAGGTTGCAACTCTTCGTCGTATTAGTCGTTTGACTAACAGGTATGTACCAGTTTATAGACCAAAAGAGATTGATGACCATTCTCTACCAGATAGAGTTAATCTACCTATGCCGGACTATGGAGATATTACACCTCCTACACCAGTCCTTTCAAGAGACATATCAATGTACGCTGGAGATGACTTCTCTATGAGCTACCAGTTTGGATTTGACCTTACCAACTTTACTCCTAAAGGACAGGTTCGCCTATATACCCAGGGTAGCTATGCGCAGATTGGCCCCCTACTACTTGCAGACTTTACTATTACAAAATTCTCTGTCAACAACAATAGCGTTTTAGATGGCCTAATTATCGCGCTTCCTTCAGCTACTACAACTAATCTACCAAAAACATCCTATTATGACATTCAAATGACTGGGTCTGATGGAAAAATTAAAACGTACGCTACAGGAAAGGTCTTCACAGAAAAACAGGTGACAATTTGACCCCGATTTGGCAGCCGAACCCGGCCTATGGACTTGAGATTCCAGACATCACCACCATCATAAATTCTCCTAATATTGTACTTTCAGACCCTAGCATAGAGGTACAACAATTAGGCTTTATCTACTACCAAAATACCCCTTCCGCTACCTGGACCATTTCTCACAATTTAACCTTTCACCCAAATGTTACTGTAGTAGACTCTGGTGGTAGTGTTGTTGAGGGAGAAATTTCTTACCCAAGCCCTACTACAGTAGTACTAACGTTTAGGTCTGGCTTTAGCGGAAGAGCATACCTATCTTAAGGAGATAGTAAATGGCACGTAAATTTTTAACACCCATTGACTTAGTCAAGAACGAGCTTCAAAATGCTCGTATTCAAAACTTAGCCACTGACCCATCAAGCCCCGTAACAGGTCAAGTTTATTACAACACTGACTCAAATGAACTGCGTGTATATAACGGCACTATTTGGGAAGCTGTTGGACTTAACGGCGTAACCGCAGACGCCGCAGAAATTAACATTCTTGATGGTGCAACACTTACTACCACAGAGCTTAACTACGTTGACGGTGTTACCTCAGGTATCCAGGGTCAACTTGATCTTAAGGCTCCTTTAGCAGGCCCAACATTTACAGGTACTGTAGTACTACCATCTACAACTTCAATTGGTGATGTATCTGCAACTGAAATTAGTTATGTAGACGGCGTTACCTCTTCTATCCAGACACAAATAAACACCAAAGCACCAAGTGCTAACCCTATTTTTACAGGTACAGTTTCCTTAGACTCTTCAATCGTATTTGAAGGTTCTACAGCAGATGCTAATGAGACAACACTTACTGCAACTGATCCAACCGCTGATCGCACAATCACTCTCCCTGATGCTAGCGGAACAGTAATCCTTACTACAAATAAGGTCACAGATTTAACAGCTCCAACTAGCTCGTTCTCAATGAACAGCAACTTAATCACAAACGTAGCAGACCCAGTAAGCGCACAAGATGCTGCAACTAAGAACTACGTAGACTCTGTTGCACAAGGACTTGATGTAAAGGCATCAGTTCGTGTGGCTACAACTGCGGCAGTAACTTTATCTACAGGCCTTGAAAACGGAGACACTCTTGATGGAGTAACTCTTGCTACTGGTGACCGCATTCTTGTTAAGAATCAGGCAACTGGTTCTGAAAATGGTATCTATGTAGTTAAGGCTTCTGGGGCCCCAGACCGTGCGTTGGATGCAAACTCTAACGCAGATGTTACTTCGGGAATGTTTACCTTTGTAGAACAAGGAACTGTAAACGGAAATAGCGGCTGGGTATTAACAACTGATAACCCTATTACACTAGACACTACTGCTCTTACTTTTGCACAGTTCTCAGGCGCTGGAACATTCACATCTTCTAACGGCGTTCTTCTTACAGGAACTAACTTCACATTTGCCCCATCTACAACAGGTGGTTTACAGACAGATTCTAGCGGCGGAGCAATCAAGCTTGCTACCAACTCAGGTGCTGCCACAGACGCTAACGGTTTTGCAATTGGTGCCGGAAACGGTATCGTAGTTGGAACCAACACAATCTATGTGGATACTGCAGTAGTAGCTCGAAAGTACTCAACAACGCTTTCTACATCAGCTACCTCCTACACAATTACCCACAACCTAGGAACACTAGACGTTCATGTTCAAGTTTATGAAATAGCCACTGGCGAAGAAGTTATCGTAGATAACGTACGGGCAACAACATCCACCGTAACAGTTGGATTTGCGTCCGCACCGACATCTAACGCCTACAGGGTAGTTGTAATCGGGTAATATAAATGAGTACAAAAGCATTAGTACCACTAAACGTACTGGCTATAGGCACTGAGCCTGCCGGTCAGCGAGCAGGGGACCTATACTTTAATACTGGTACACTAAAGCTAAGAATATATAGTGGTTCGGCTTGGATTGATATCAGCGGAGTTGGTAGTGGTGGCGTTCAAATGGACGGTGGAACACCTAGCTCTTTCTATGGTGGAACTCCAATAGTAGAAGGTGGATACCCATCCTCTACATTTACAGGATCTTATGATGGAGGAGTTTCGTAATGGCAGTTAATATTCAACTACGCAGAGGAACAGCTGCTGAGTGGGTTGCCTCGAACCCAACTCTTACTGAGGGTGAAGTCGGTGTAGAAACCGATACTAAGAAACTTAAAGTTGGAGATGGACTTACAGTTTGGTCTTCCCTACCTTATATCAATCTAACTCCAGCAGCTGCAGCAAGCATCTACGCCCCAATTGCTAACCCAACATTTACCGGAACAGTTACCGGCGTAACTAAGTCTATGGTTGGCTTAGGTTCAGTAGACAACACAACAGACGCTAATAAACCAGTATCCACAGCAACACAAACATCTCTTGATTTAAAGGCACCGCTTGCTTCACCAACATTCACAGGTACCGTATCTCTTGACAGCAGCCTTGTATTTGAAGGAGCTACAGCAGATGCTTACGAAACAACCTTAACAGTTATTGACCCAACTGCAGATCGCACAATTACATTCCCAAATGCAACTGGCATAGTAGTTCTTGCTGACAGTAGCGGAAACGTAACAGTACCAGGAGACTTAACAGTAGTAGGAACTACAACCATCATTGATAGTACAATACTTCAGGTTCAAAATGAAATTAAATTTGAAGGCACAACTACAGACGACTTTGAGACAAGTCTTGTGGCTGCAGGCCCTACAGCGGATAGAACTATAACACTTCCTGATGCTACGGGAACAGTTGCCTTACTTGATGCTAGTCAAACATTTACCAATAAAACTTTAACTTCTCCAAATATTAACGAAGCAGTTGCCCTTACTGCAACAGCTACAGAGCTAAATACTCTTGATGGCATTACTGCATCTACAGCACAAATAAACGTCCTTACAAGCCTAACCGCATCTGCAATAGAACTAAATATTCTTGATGGTGTTCTATCGACTACAGCAGAACTAAATAAACTTTCTGGAGCTACAGCTACTACAGCAGAACTAAATATTTTAACTGGGCTTACTTCTACGACAGCAGAACTAAATATTCTGGACGGCGCAACTTTATCCGTAACCGAGCTTAATTATGTTGATGGAGTTACTTCCGCCATTCAAACACAATTGAACAATAAACAAGCAATTGTTGCTAATGTTTCAGATACTGAAATTGGATATTTAGACGGAGTTACTTCAAGTATTCAGACTCAAATTGATACTAAAATATCTTCTGCCACAGCTTCAGCAACTTATGCTCCCTTAGCCTCACCAACATTTACAGGCACAGTAACGCTTCCTGCAAACACAATTTCGCAGTCAATGATGAGCGATGACTCAGTTGGAACTAATGAAATTGGTGGACTTGCAGTAACTAATGGCAAATTAGCAGGGGATATTAGCTGGGATAAGTTGGCAATATCTTCAACAGTATCTGCTATAGAAGCTGGATATTTAGATGGAGTCACAGGCGCAATTCAAACACAATTAGATGGAAAGCAAGCAACTGTTGCTAATGTTTCAGATGTTGAAATTGGATATCTTGATGGTGTTACTTCAAGCATTCAAACACAGCTAGATGCTAAGTCAACTGCTTCTAAAACTGAAACTCTAACTAACAAAACTTTAACCTCTCCAGTAATTAATACACCTACTGGAATCACAAAATCAGATGTTGGACTTGGAAATGTTGACAATACAGCAGATTCAAACAAGCCTGTTTCTACTGCTACACAAACAGCACTTGATCTTAAGTTAGCACTTGCTGGTGGAACAATGACAGGGGCCATCACTTTGCATGCTGACCCATCATCTTCACTGCATGCTGCAACAAAGCAGTATGTTGACAACACAGCATCAGGAGTTATTGCAAAGCCACAAGTTCTTGGAGCAACTACAGCAAACATTGATGCTACATACAGCAATGGTACAGCTGGAGTAGGCGCAACTCTTACACACAATACAAACGGAGTATTTCCTGCAGAATCAGGTGGAGCATCAGGTTGGGCAGTTGGAAAAGGTATTCTTGTAAAGAATCAAACTAATAAGGCTCAAAATGGTAGATACTACGTCTCAAATATGGGATCTATTTCAACACCTTATGTTCTTACTCGTTGTACATATTGTGATGAAGCATCAGAGATTCCAGGTGCATACATATTCGTACAAGATGGAACAAACGCTGGAACTGGCTGGATTCAAGTAGTTGCAGACCCTGCAACATTTGTTGTTGGAACAGATAACATTGATGTATTCCAGTTCTCAGGTTCAGGAACAATCACAGCAGGAACAAATATTTCTGTAAGCGGAAATGAAATTTCAGTAATCGCAACTCCATCACTTTCTGGCGTAGCATTTACAGACGGTACACAGACAAAAGAAGGAACTCCTTCTCGTACACCAATTATTCAAAAGACAGCAGCATATACTTTGTCAGCCCTTACTGAAAGAGATTCATTAATTGAGGTATCTTCAGCAACTGGTGTAACAATATCAATTCCTGTAGATGCTACTCTAAACTACCCAATCGGAACATCTATTGATATTCTTCAAACTGGAGCGGGACAGGTAACAATTGCTGCAGTAACACCAGGAACAACAACAGTAAATGCAACACCTGGCTTAAAACTTCGTACAACTTGGTCATCTGCAACTCTCTTTAAGAGAGCAGCAAATACATGGGTTGTATACGGCGATCTAACAGCGTAATAGGGGGGTATACAAATGGCTAAGAAGACCGGTAGACGTTCATCTGCATCAAATGACTTTCTAGAGCCATTGGCTCCAACAAGTGTATCTGCTACAAACGTAGGGACAGGCAGAGCGTTTAACAATGGCGCAGCGACAGTTACCTTTTCTTTGCCTGCGCTATCCCCGGCCGCTACATCATTTACTGTAACTTCATCTCCTGGCGGATATACTGGAACTGGCGCATCTTCTCCAATTACAGTGTCTGGACTTCAATCTGCCACAGCCTACACATTTACCGTTACAGCTACTAATGCTGCCGGAACATCTGCAGCTTCATCTGCTTCAAGTTCAATTACAGCTACAACAGTTCCTGCAACCATGTCTGCCCCAACCCCTACTGCTGGTGTTAATCAAAACTCAATTGCTTTCTCAGCACCAGCCACTGGCGGTAGCACCATTACTAGCTATACCGTAACAGGCTCTGATGGTACTTCTGGAACAGGATCTACTTCTCCTATTGTTATTGCTGATACCGCATCAACTTCTCAGACATATACAGTTACAGCTACTAATGCTAATGGAACCTCAATTGCATCCTCCGCCTCTGGATCAATCACCACACTTGCTCCGTTCTTCCCGCCATTCTTCCCACCATTCTTTCCATTCTTTCCATTCTTTCCACCATTCTTCCCGCCGTTCTTTCCATTCTTTCCACCATTTTTTCCTCCGTTCTTTCCATTCTTCCCGTTCTTCCCACCATTCTTCCCACCGTTCTTCCCATTCTTCCCGCCATTCTTCCCACCCTTCTTTCCATTCTTCCCATTCTTCCCACCATTCTTCCCACCATTCTTTCCATTCTTCCCGCCGTTCTTCCCGCCATTCTTCCCGCCATCATTCCCATTCTTCCCGCCATTCTTCCCACCTTACTTCCCAGTAAGTGCGCCAAATAAGTGTGGTGGCTCAGATGTTTACTATTATGGAACTCCTGGTTGTGGCTATGTTGGGGCCTGTACCTCATCCTTCACATCTGGTGGTCAATGCTAATGATCTATAAAATAAGAAAAGAGGCATTATGATTAACGAGCTAGATATTACTTATGTCCGTGATAGAGATAAGTTACGGGGGGCACCATTAACTTTTGTTATTGACGGAGAATGCGTCTATGATTTTGTAGTCACAGAAGAAGGT